AATCAGTAGGTGCAATTGATGTAATTATACCCACGTTAAAACCTTTTGATGCTATAAATTGGTGTTCAAAGAGAGCAATTGATTCAAAAGGACAACCAACATTTTTGTTTTTTGAAAATGATGGTGGTTATAATTTTACAACCTTGTCAAAAATCATGCAACAAGAACCCATCTTTTCTGTAAACTTTGATGTTAAAAATTTAAGTGATGAAAATGGTGATCAAAACTTAAAGGCTGAATTGCTTGGTGCTAGAGCTATGGAAGTTATAAGTCAATTTGATTTTATTAAGAATACTCAAGCTGGTGTTTTTGCTGGAACATATGTTGGAATAGATCCATTAACTAGGCAAATAATATCTGAAAAGAAAACTTTTAATACTTCGTATGGATCAACAAGTCACGCTAACAGAAATCCTAATTTGCCAATTGATACAAATAAATTAAATAAAACAAACTCTCAAATGGATCAGTCTAGAGTAGTTTATCATTTAACAACTGGACCAAGAAATCAATCTCAATGGATTAAAAACGGAGAGCCAGGATCTTTAACTACTGATGATGTTCCACAGAAATACTCATATGCTAGAAAAGCAATATTTCAAAATTTTACAGCTCAAAGATTGAAGTTAGCTTTACCTGGAAACTTTTTGATATCTCCAGGTAAAACTATTAATTTAGATGTTCCAAAACGATCTTTTAATACTAGGGGTGCAGATAACTCTGATGTAACATTAAAAGGAAAATATGCTATTCTTTCAACAAGGCATATTATAAAATACAAGATGTTTGAAACTATTGTAGAGGTTGTAACTGATTCTTCTGCCAAACCAATTGTTGCGGCTAATAGAGAATTAACACAAATTTTAGGGAGTTATTAAAAATGTATGGATTAGATTCACCAAATCCAAATAATTGGACAGCTGTTATTGAAAGTTATGCTGATCCTTTAAAGAGTGGAAGGCTTCAGGTTCGAATTAACGGATTTCATAATCTTGATAAAACAATTTTACCAACAGATTGTTTACCATGGGCTCAAGTTGCTGTGCCTGTTAATGGGTCAGCAACAACTCATGCACCAAAGATTGGAGATTGGGTTATTGGTTTTTTTCTTGATGGAACTGACGCTCAATTTCCAATTGTAACTCATGTTCTTCCAGGAATTAACACAGTTCTTGTAAAACAACCAGTTGGTGCACCAAAAATGCCTGCAGGTCAGCTTGGATTTTCTGACCGACCAGGAGAACCTTCTTTGCCTCCTTTAGCAAGAGAGATTGTGCAATTTACCGCAATAGATACTTCAAATAGAAGTAGAGCACACGTTTGTGATATTTCATATGAGGTTGATCAAACTGTTTCTGCTATAAAAACTCTTTTTGGTCCAGTGTTTGATGTAATTAGAAAACTTATCAATGCTGCCATTGGTGCTACGTGTCTTGATCCAACTGGAATTTCAAAAACGATTGTAGATATAGTTAGAAAAGTTACTGCTTTTATAAAAGAATTTACAAGAGTAGTAAAAGAAGTACAAAAAACTATTAGTGGTTGGATAGAAGTTGCTAGAAAAGTGAGAGCAATGATTGATTACATTCTTAGTTTACCTGCCAAAGCAGCTGCTTTTTTTGCGGATTGCGTGAAGAAATTTACAGCAATTTTAAGAAAAGGCCTTAAAGATTTATTTACAGGTTTGGCTGGTGATGTGGACACTGGCGGTATTGGAGAAATAATAACTGCTGTAAACGAGGGTGTTGCGGCCAGCCAAGAGTTGGCCAACGCAGGTACAAGACTTCTTGCGACAGTTCAACCTGCAAGCATAGCATCAGCACTTCTTTCACCAACAAGTCAAGCTGAAGTTGATGCTGCAGGCGTAGCTATGAACAAATTAATTAGTGATGCAGGCCCAATAAATAGCCCACTTGACGTTGGCCAAGGACCTTGATATAAAAGTGAAATAATAAAATATGTCAGATACATTTATACCTTATGACAGAGAAGTGGAATTTCCTCCAAAGCCCGCCGATGTTCAAGACTATAGTTGGACTGAGCCGGAATCTCCTGCTTCAATAGAATATCCACCAAAATATCCATTTAATAATATTACGCAAACTCCATCTGGACATATGTTTGAGATGGATGATACTCCTGGTGGAGAAAGAATACGTATACACCATCGTTCAGGAACATTTACAGAAATGCATCCAAATGGTGATGAAGTACATAAAATTTATGGTGATGGTTATGAAATTATTACCAAAAATAAAAATGTTTTAATTAGTGGTGTTTGCAATGTCACTATTGAAAAAGATTGTTTAATCCACGTTAAAGGCAATAAAAAAGAATTGATTGACGGTAATTACAGTATTGTTGTTAAGGGTGATTATACTGTTACAGCTCAAGAAACTGCCAGTATAACATCAAAAGATACAGTCAGTCTTATGGGAGATACATTGTCACTTAGAACTCCTGACGTAGTTATTACCGGTAACATGGTTGTCGATGGCGCCTTAGACGCATATACAGTTAGCTGTGCTACACTTACTGCCAGAGCTGGTGTTAGCTGTGGACTAGGAGATCCAGGTAATCCATTAAAAGGCCAAATTCCAGTTCTGCCTACAGGTATTTTTTCTTCGACAACAATTACAGCTTTGCTTTCTGTGGCGGCGCCATTGGGAACTTTTGGCATTATGAATGCTGTGTTGATGACAGACACAGTAAATACGGCACTTCACAACTGTCACTTTCATGTGGGCTTCAAAGGACCTACAGGTCCACCAATTCCAAAAATGATTTAAGGATATATTATGGCAAATTTATTTGATAAAACAGGTTTTAATTTTAATGACACCACTGGTACCATAACGACATTACCAAACACGGCTATTAATCAATTAAACACCGTACCATCTTTGTTACCAAGTCAATGGATGATTGATGATTTAAACAATAATGATACTGGTGGTTATCATGTAAACCCTGTGGCTAATTCTTGTAATACCATTTGGAGTTCTTCAAATACATTAATTACAATTACTAGTGGATTACAAGGTTCTGGTAATTTAACGGCTTTATGGACTACAATTACATCAGATTTAAGAAATATTGCTGGATATAGTGTTACAACTGGAGATGCTGAGAATCCACCAATTGTCACTACAAAATTTACTGGCCAAATGGAAGAATATTTGGCTCATACCTATAGAATTTCAGGTGTAGTTCCGATTACTGCAAACGTAGATGCGGCCTCAAAACCACACCTTGAACAAGCCATACAAATTGGCCGAGCTTTGATGTATTTGATATATCAAACAGATGGCCGAGAAGACAATGCGCCTATGTTGGGTAGTTTTACTAGTATTTTGGTTGCTAATACAATTAATGAATATGCTAATGTTATCGTTTCATACGCTAATACAATCAATGCAAGCATTACAGTAACTACAAGTGGTACTCCACCAGATCCCGTTGTTACAACAAGAACTTCTAATCTAAATTATGCCACAGTAAACACTATTGCTACAGCTGCGAATAGCCTGAATAGTATTTTTTATACAAGGCGAGTGCATGATGAGAATTTTTACACCAAATCAAGTGATTTGGTTAATGAAGCAAAGTCTATTAGCAGATATGCCTCTTTGGGTTCATCCGAAACTAGTTTAATTGATAATTTAGTTGGTTCCGATAAATTAAAATCTAGGCTTGCTACCCAGTAACATAAATATAAAATGGCAACAACAACAACAAGAGAATGGCGAGACTTGGATTTGAATTTTGCAATTCATCCAATCCGTAAAGACATTAACAAACACAGGGCTGAGTTTGCGGTAATTAATTCCATTAAGAATTTAATTTTAACTAATCACTATGAGATCCCTTTTCAACCAGAAATTGGATGTAATATTCGAAAACTTTTGTTTGAACCATTGGATATGATTACGGCATCTTTAATTGACCGTGAAATTGTAGAAACAATAAAAAATTTTGAGCCAAGAGCAAATGTTACAAAAATTGTTGTTTCCGCAGATTTTGATAACAATGGTTTTAAAGTTGAATTATTGTTTCAAATTATTAATAGAACCGATCCAATAGCAATCAAATTTTTCTTAGAGCGAGTCCGATAAATGGCAGATAATCGTTTACAAGTTGCAGAGCTTGATTTTGATACAATCAAAACCAATTTAAAATCATATTTAAAACAACAAACAGAATTTCAAGATTACGATTTTGAAGGCTCTGGGCTTAATGTTTTAATTAATCTTTTAGCATATAATACTCATTATAATGCATACTATCTTAATATGGTAGCTAATGAATCATTTTTAGATACAGCTTTATTGAGAGATTCTGTTGTTTCACATGCTAAAACATTAGGATATGTTCCTTATTCTAAAACATCATCTACAGCAGTTATTAATTTAACGGTAGAAACCAATAGTTCAACAATTGATACTGTAACATTACCTAAAGGTTTTGTATTGTTATCCAATACCATGGATAATGAAAATTATAATTTCAATGTAATGGCTGATACAACCGTTACTAAAAGTGGAACAAAATATTTCTTTGAAAATTTAGAAATTAAAGAAGGTGAATTTGTATCTTATTCTTTTACACAAAATGACGGAGAAAATCCAAAAGCTATTTTTGAAATTCCGGATGCTGATATTGATACCAGTACGATTACAGTCTCAGTTAGACCTTCTTCAAGTAATTCACAGATATCAATATACAATAAAGTTACTGACGTTTTAGATGTTACTAATTCGTCTGAGGTGTATTTTTTACAAGAATCTAGAGGTGGTAAGTATAAGATTTATTTTGGTGACGATGTTATTGGTAGAAAAATTAATGATGGTTCAATTATTAATGTAACATACTTGTCAACAAATGGATCAATTGCAAATAAAGCTTCTTCGTTTACCGTAAGTGCTCCTATTGGTGGATTCACTAACATTACAGTTGATACTGTATTTGTTGCTGGTGGTGGATCAAATAGAGAATCAGTTAGTGAAGTAAAGTATAATGCTACATCTCAATTTGCTACACAAAATAGGTTGGTCACTTTTAAAGATTATGAATCATACATCACTAAAAACTATCCGTCACTAGATTCCATTTCAGTTTGGGGTGGCGAAGAAGAAACTCCTCCAGTTTATGGCAAAGTTTATATATCTATTAAACCAAAAACAGATTACTATATTTCTGAAATTGAAAAACAAAGAATTTTAAATGATATTGTTAAACCAAAATCTATTGTTTCCGTTCAAGCAGAGTTTAAAGATCCTGAATTCTTGTACTTATTGGTTAACAACTACATACAGTATGACCCTAAGAAAACAACTGTGAGTTCGGATGGCATCAAAAATAATATTAGAAACGCTATCATAGCATACAGAAATTCAAAATTAAATAAATTTGGTGCTAAATTCATCC